TACTGTTGAGCCAATCTTCTGTCCATGGTAATGGATTATTATTGGCAGCAATAGCATAAATGGGTTTCAGACCAATGGCCTTCATTCGACGATTTGCAATCCATTCAACATAATTACAAAGAAGTTTATCATTTAGACCGATCATTGATCCATCTTTGAACAAATACCGAGCCCAACTCCTTTCTTCGTCAACTGCTCGCTTAAACATCTCATAAACATATGGTTCTTCCTCTTGGGCAATTCGTTTCATGTCTGGATCATCAGATCCATTTTTCCATTTTGTAATTATATTCTGAGTCAAAAATAGATGATGCGCTTCATCTGCTGCAATCTTAGAGATAATTTTCGCAGATCCCTCCATTAAATTGAGTTGTCCGAAGGCAAAGGAACATGCAAAAGAAACATAAAATCGAATACCCTCAAGAATGTTCACGTTAGAAACTGCCCTATACAGTTTTCTCTTAACCTCATAGAGTTCTGTCTTACCTAAATCAACTCCTTCATTATTAAACTTCCAAAGATTAGATGAACTATAATTTTGAGCAGATTGCAAATAATCATCATAAGACTCAGTAACACTCTTTGCTCTCTCTATGATTTTTTCATCGCCAATGATTTTATCAAATACTTCTGTTGGATTTGCATAAACATTTTTGATAATATACGTATAGGAATAACTATGAATCATCTCCATAAATTCCCAACAAATCATTGCAGACTCAAGTTCTGGAAGTGAGCAATACGGAATAAATGCCATACCAGGACCGCGGCCTTGAACGGAATCGAGCATAATCTGGTACTTCAGGTTAGAAGTAAAGATGTGTTTTTGCTCTGGTCTTAACTTTTGGTAATCTCCTCGGTCTTTTGATAGAGGATATGCTTCCGGTCTCCAGAAGGCGCCCAATTGTTGTTGAGTTAGCTTATAAAAAACCGGAAACTTATGAATATCATAACGCTGAACTCCCAATGGGGCTCCAAAGAACATTGGTTGTGTAGAAAGATCTACTTCATTTTTATTAAAAACAGTCATACCTTTAATTTCCTCAGAGTTTGCAAGATTCACAGTCGGATTCTCCTGATTCTAGAATTTCGTTTACAATATCATCAAGTTCCTTATTTTCCTCATTTCGGTCATATGTAATATGATAATATGCTGATTTGTGTCCTTTTTTGTATGCCGAAAGGAAATCCCGCACAATTACACTCATCGGTACTTTATTATCTGGGTAGTGCTCTGGATTATAGTACCAGTTTGCACTAATTGCCTGGTCAAAGAATTTTTGAATTACGGCAATGATATTGAAATATCCTTCATTGGATTTCATATCCCAGGCAAGAGTATAGTTATTCTTTAATTTAGTATATTGTGGGACAATAATTTTGGATCTACGCTTTACTGACAAATGTCCCCTCGGTGGATCAATGCCATTTGTTGTATTTGATAATTTTGAAGATGATTCACTCGGCATTGCGGCCGTGAGTGTAGTATTACGGAGCCCATATTTAACAATATCACTGCGAAGTGATTCCCAATCGTGATGCAATGGTTCTGAACAGAATTCATCAATACTCTTTTTATAAGTATCAATCGGGAGGATTCCATCAGAATACTTTGTTTCTATGAAACCTTCACATGGTCCTTTTTCTCGGGCCAGTTGATTTGATGCCTTCAGAAGATAATATTGAATACTTTCGGACAGTATATGTACGATATTAACGGCTTCTGGATCATCATACTTGACAGAATTCCTTGCCAGATAATGAGCCAGGCCAATAATACCAACACCAAGCGGGCGATATTTACGGGCAGAAAGTTCGGCTGCCTTAACCGGATATTCCTGAATATCAATCAGTTCATCCAACTGCCGCACAATAATATCGCAGTGCTCCTCCAATTCTTTTTCTGATTTTAGTGACCCAACATTTAGGGCAGATAGAATACAAAGAGCAATGGCGCCATTGGTATCATCAATATGCTCAATGGGGTCAGTGAGAAGAGCGATTTCCATACAGTTGTGAATGAGAATATCATTAGCAAAGAAATTATGAGTTCCTTCTACAGTAATATCATAGACAGGGATTTTTTCTTTCTGAATCTCAACTCTCAACACTTTAGTATCCTCTAATGTGAGATCATAACAAGCAGGCAATCCTTTCATTTGCCTTTCAATACTTTTCACTCCTGAGCCGATGGTAGTAATTAGCAAATCACCCTCAACTAATTCCTCTGCCTTAACATATCCGCGATGAGCAGTAAAAACTCTATGATCTGGAGTTAAAACTAAATATTTACTATCATCACTTGTTACCACCTTAACTACATCGGCAGCTGAGGATGTCTGAGAAAAATTCGTAATCACGGCACTGGTATATTCATCTGATTCTAAATCATAAGATTTAACTGTAATTGGATGAATCATATCAGGATTTTGTCCTTCTTGTATACACTGCTCTATAATAGTATTCCTATTCTCAATAAAATCCCCTAAATCTTTGATTTCAATATCAGTATCAATCTGATAACAATGCATATGTCCATTTTCATCATATACTGGATCTGGCCATAAAATGGTAATCTTAGTATCGCCAGCAACACAAAGATTGCTCATTCTGACCATAGGCTTATATGGACTATGACTATTGGCATGATCAATATTAAAAATGTAAATTCTACCAGTATCGGTGCGTTCGGTTAGAATCTCTAAAATAAGCTCCTGGGCATCAACAACTTCTTTGGGAATAGAATCATCATTCTCATAACGAACATACAATTCATCAAACTCTTCTGAACCAAAGGCATCATAAAGACCCGGAACATCATGTGGAGAGAATAGAGTAATTTTTTGATTATTGATAAACCGTTCGTAAAATAACCTAGAAATTGAAACAGCATAATCTAAGGATCGAGCCCGAGTTTCGTCGTTTCCTTTTTCATTCTTTAGAACAACAAGTTCTCTAATTTCTTGGTGCCAGATGGGGAAAAATAATGTGGCAGATCCTTTGCGAAGTCCACCCTGAGAGCATGAGTTCATAACCCCCTCAAATGCCTTAATGAAAGGAACCACTCCAGTATGAACGACATCACCATCTCTAATTTCAGATCCCAGTCCACGAATTCGGCCTACGTTCAGGCCAATGCCAGCCTTATTTGATACATACCGAAACATTGCCGATGTAGTGGCAATAATGGATTCCATGGAATCACCACAATCCAACAGAGTGCAACTGGAGTATTGCCTTTTCTGTGTACGAACCCCGGCTAGAATAGGGGTTGGGAGATTAATCTTGAAGAGGCTGGCCGAATCATAGAACCTCTTAACATATGACAATCTAGTTTCTTTGGGATAATTTGCAAAAGAAGTTAGAGCCACCATCATATACATAAACTGAGGAGTCTCATATAGATCCTTAGTTTTTCTATTTTGTACCAGATACTTATCAACCAATTCCTTCATGGCAGCATAAGTAAAAAGCAAATCCCGGTCATGGTCAATGTAAGAATTAACCTCATCTAACTCTTCTTCTGTATAATTATAGTAAGTAGCAGAATCATAAACACCAATATCTACACATTTACGAATATGCTCACTAAGACGTGGCAGATCAATTCTCCCCCCATAAATTTTCTTACGAATGGAAAACAGAAGCAGCCGGGCAGCAACATATTGATAGTTCGGATGATCTAGACTAATCAAACCAGATGCTGATTTGATCAAAATCTCCTGAATCTCATTCGTCGTAATGCCATCATAAAACTGAATACCAGATGCCATCTCTACCTGGGATGTTGATACTCCTGGCAAATCATTACAGGCAGCATCAACCATGGCATGAATTTTATCAAGATCGAGTCCTTGAATTGACCCGTTTCTTTTCTTTACTGTGATTTTTTCGGTCATTAGTTTATGGTTTGTTGATAAATTTATGATTTATAAGGAAATGCAAATTCGTAATCCGAATATACAATTAGCATATTCGGAACGTTCAATGTTGAATAACGGAGGATGTTGATTAAGTCTAAATTGATATAAGTCAATAATGCTCAATACATCCGCTAGTTCTTGGCTGACATGACCGAAACACCTAGCAGATGATTTAGTATTATACTTAGTCGAACCCCAACAAGAACCTCGGGTAACTCTAAGTAGAGGATTTCCATTCAACCGAGCACTGCCATCGGTGGGGATTCCTATATAATCATCATGCCAATGATCTAAACACCACTCAAATACATTACCATACATGTCATATAATCCCCACCTATTCGGTGGGAAAGTTTTAACTGGAGTGACACCAAAACTATGAATATTACACTGACTATCTGAATATTTATCACCAAAATAATATTTTGTCGTCGTGCCAGCCCGACATGCATATTCCCACTGAGATTCTGTTGGTAGTGTTACATTATAGCCACAATAAGCAGATAAACGATTACAGAACTCAATGGCACTCAACCAACTTATACCAGTAACTGGCATATTTACCCCCTGGGAAATAAAAACATTTGTTGGATGTGGGCATGTATCTAGCTCAAACTGAATCTTAGGAAATTTTGCAACAATATCCCATTGCTCTCTCGTAATGAGGGTCTGGCTCATCATAAAAGACTTTAAATTAATCTCAGTCTGAGGACATTCCCAACTTTTATGAGTTATGTCAGATTCTGGAGAACCAATAATAAAAGTGCCCTCTGGGATTTGGACCATGTTTATACTAAAGTCATCATTCAATTTAATTTCAATCATACCTTTTTCCATTCGTTAAACTTAAGTTGGGCAGTTAAATTTGAGTATGTATTGGATTCTATAATTGACTGAACATCAAGGCCATTCAAAATCATATTATTCACATCTTTTTCAACTACATTAGATGGCCAGATTACTATTTGATTTCCACTTTGAATCTGTTGAATCATCCGATCATGAATCTCTTTGTTTCGTGGTTCGTTGTCATAAATATAAACCGGTCGAGAAATATTTAGGCCTTTTAGATTAACATCCGCTCCACACATTGCAATAGAATTCTTTACGAATAAAGAATCAAAGACACCCTCTAGAACATAAACAGTTTCTTTTTTGTCTATATCATCTAGTCCATATATTTTTGGGCTATCTTTGAATAATTTAACCGTAATGTATTTGGCCCTTGATGATTTCTTAAGCGATCTTCCTTGCAATCCTATCAACTTATTTTCATAATACAATGGAATTACAATTCTCGGTTCATCCAAATTAGTATTCTTGAATGTTGGGGCAATTGTGTTTACCCATGCCTTGAACTTTTCTGCATAATAGAATCTAGTTGAATCGATTCTTCGATCTTCTAGATATTTCCTGGCCACATCATTTTCAGATGCCCTGGGTAAATTAATTTTAATCTTGAATTGTGGTGGCTTGGATTTAAAGTCTGGAGTCTGAGCCGGGAAATTTTTCCCTGTGTGGCCATTGACATATTTTTCAAGGCAATATTCTTGATGTAGAGATGGATCAACTAATTTCAGATAATTATTGAATGAGATGTTTATGCCACAATTATGGCACTTATAATTCGTATTATTCCTTACTGAATAAAAGAATCCTCGTGCCTTGTTCTTGTTTCTTTGTGAATCCCCACATAGATTGCATCGACAATTATAAAGACTCGGATTTTTCATTACAAATTTCTCAAGTCTCGTCGAGACTAGAAGAATATATTTGACATCAACAGAATCCATTCTCTCCCTTCGACCAGGAAACCATTATATCACATGACCCAGGGGCTGTCAAGCCCAGGCATCAGGGACCTTTGGGGGCCTGTGTGTCAATATGGGATGGCTTAGAGAAATGGGAATCAAATACTGGCTGTATAAATGCAGTAAGTAAAATCACGCCTAAAATCCCCACGCCAACGGCAATCCATCGAGTTTTTTGAATATCCTCTATTTTAAGTTGAACACCATCGATACGTTTATCTATTCTTTCAACGTCTTTCTTAAAATCAGCATCTGCTCGCTCAACCTGCGCCACCTTTTGCTCGTGAACAGCCAGCATTTTGATAACGTTAGTATTTACTTCACTAAGTTTCTCAATTGTGTTATCTAATCTAGATAAAATATCACCAAAATCAGTAACTCTCTGCTCAACTAGAGCAATCCTAGTTTCCGTCGTGTTTGTCGGTCCGTCCATACTACCCTACTATAAGTGAATGTGGATAATTATTCACTTATACATAAAATTGATTACTTTACTATTTATTATTTCTTAAGGTAACCAATTTTTATACCTCTTCTTGACTCTTCTGTCAAACTTCCCTTTCTTTGTTCTTTTAAACATACCCAAAACAGGATCAAATCCGGCGACTGTATTTTCCATACCAGAAGGCGGATTAGAACTAAACCCCCCACCAGTTCCTGGTAAATTTGCCACCATCATTTCTCGGATTAGTTGGACAATTCTATCTCTTTTATTCATCGAGAACCCCCCTTAATTCCAACATACACTTCTGGTCTAATGGTATTTTGTGAATATAACAAACCGGATACTCTGGTAAACGATTCAGAAAAACTACAAATGTTTTTGTGGTTCCCCAAAGAGTTTCATCTAATTTATGAAATAACATCGGCGTCGTGGCATCACCAAAAACATTATAAAGAACAATAAAATGATTGATCAGAAGATTCACTTTGAGTTCACCAGTATTTTTATACCGATTTAGTAACCGTTTAATGTACTTAAAGTGATTCAGATCTCGATCAAAGTCTTGTTTGGTTATTGCCTGTGGATTATTATAATTTTTTATGGCAAAGAGAAGAAAATTATCACTATTCAATTCAGAAAATAACATAAATTAAAACTATTAAGGAAGATAGAATGCATCGTCGTCAGCATCGCCAGGAGATGTATAAGTCGGTGTGCCAGTAGTAATACCAGAGAATGCAACTAAGATTTCAGATTTTACCCGATAGTTACCATCACCATCAACATAAGTCTTAATGCCAACCCAACCAGAATGGGCTACTTTATATTTTGCATCAATATTTGCTGCAGTTGCCTCATAAATATCAATCCCGTAAATACCAGTTTTTGCCGGAGCCGATGGGAGGGAATAATTAGAATCTTCGAGCGTATATACTGGTTTTTGCGAAATTGTATATGTTGAGCTAGAAATGGCTGCCCCAGACAAATATTGAGTGGTTGCAATAGAGACCAAACGATCAGAAGTAATACCAGAAATAACAGCCTCGCCGAAAGTAATACCAGCTCCAATACTAATAACGGAGCCAACAGTGGCAGCAGTAAATGAAGTTCCAGTGCCAGTAACCGTCTTTTGGGCATAATTTACGGTTACTGTACCAGGAGAAAAAATCTTGTCAGCAGATCCCCAGAGTGCCATGGTTTTATTTTTACAGATTTGTACTAACTATTTATATTTAATTATGGTTGTGGATCGCCACCAATCTTGGCAAGTAATGTACCCAAAGATACTGCCGCCGTGAGGGCACTGCTAGATGCCTGTTGCCACCTGGCAGCACAATCCGCATCAGAAGCATGACATAGTAAAGGACCGCCAAATGCACCAATGGCAGAAAGGATTGCGCAACCAACAAGAGCATATATAATGATTTTTATCATAAGTATATCCTATTAAGATATAATTATTTAGGATTATCTATACTTTTATAATATGATTCAAGAAAGACTTGGGATTCATTGAGCTTTAGTAATAGCTGTCTATATTTGGATTTTACTCTCTTTTCTTTTTTGGGTTTCGGTTCCTTAGGTACTTTACTTTTAGATATTCTTGGAAATTTAGGTAGATTCGGTTGGCGATATTTTTCTCTTTTCAGTGTTTCTGGTTGGGGTTCTGGTTCTGGCGGAAGTTCTTGCTCGGGTTTTATTGTCTTGGGCTTGCCCATAGATATATTCCAAACTCCTCTATCAGAAGAATATGAACTTCTGCGAGGAGGAGATTTTACATCAGAAGCCGTAGTAGTTCGTCTGTCCGTTGTTCTTCGCGGATTATCGAATGCTTCTTTAAATGTTTTCATTTATTACTTAGTCTCGGGTAGACCAGAATGTTTAGTTTTCGCAAACTTACGAATTTCGGCTGTTGATACACCGTCCGAAATTTTCAGAACTTCTTTACTGACTTTTGAACGAGGAACCTCACCGCGTTTAACTGCCAAGGCCAAACCAAATAATTGCTGCTGAGATTGACTCACTGCCTTCTCAGAAATATAATGTTTGCGAAGAGCATTTAGATCATAATCGGCAAGATCATAACCCTCGGCAACCAAATCATCAACCCATTCTTGGAAACCAGAATTCATAATACAATCACTAAGGTGTTCCTTAATAATATTGAAGTTCATCGGGGAAAATTTTCTTCGAGTTACATGCGATTCATATAAACCATCGTTCATAGAATCGAGCAAATACTCATAAAAAGAAAAGCTACCGACTTCTTCAATAATATCAACAACATCTTTACCGCCATAACCTAGTTCATTAAAATGATCAACGACAAATTCTAGAACAACTGCAAGATGTGTTGTCTGAAGTCTCTGAATATTCTCTTGAATTGTGGGGCCTACTACGATTTTATTATTAACTTTTTTTTCCTTTACTTGACCATTGATTTGCTTGGTGGTTTCTGTCGGATCATCAATAGCAGGATCGACCAGCTGAGAATTAGGATCCTTACCTAGCTGCTCAGAAAGTTCTGATCTCCAATCAGAATAAGAATATGATTCTTCCTTACTTGACTTTTTCTTCTTATTTTCGGATTCATCATCTTCATCATCTTCATCATCCATGGCCTTCTCAATTTTTTTATCCTTCACACCGGCATATTCATCGGCATCATCTTCAACTTCGCCATCACCGTCCCAATCTTTCTTGGCTTTTTTACCAGTTTTCTTGTAAAGATGCTCATAATCTTCACCAGCATCGTTATCTTCCATTAGATCCACGGAACCAGGAAGAAGTAGTCTGTTATTAATCATTTGCATTATTTTTTACTGATAAAAGTATTTATGAATATACACTTTTTTCATAGTGCCTGATGAGTTTATCTCCCTCGGTTAGATTAGAATATTTTTGTTTATATTTTGTGAATTTTTGTTTGGGCCTGGCCCATTCGGCAACATCTTTAATCCATGACTTAAACATAATATCGCTTTCTGTTACACAGATCAAATAATTAGGACCTCTTCTCTTGATTTTTCCCACCAGACCAGTATTCATATTTTCAACTAAATCACCAACTTGATAAATATCACCCTTGTAATATGCTTCTCTTAGTCCAGTGGGATCGAGCTTTGGGGCATATTGCCACATCTCAACCAATCTCCCAGATTTTTCTCCTTTAGAAACCTCGGCTTCCTTGGATGTTCCACTAAGAATTCTCTGAACGGCAAAGAACATGGCACGAATGACTTTCGGATCAACATTCTTCGGCATACCGGCCTGGAATGTCGGGAAGTCATCTTCAACTGCGGCTCTTCTCATTCTAGATGCAGACTCCCCTTCGGCAGTCAGCGAATCTGGATCTTTGTCGCGACTGGGAATAACATTGATTTCTTGGAAATTATAAAGACTACCATTTTGCTCGGCGGCCAATCTATCAAACTCAGAAACTCTATCAGAACCAACAATAATATTCACAGAATCAAACCCATCATCTTGAGACATAACCAGCACATCAAAGATAGTTTTGGCATCATCATCGTTGATGATATTATCTTTATAAGTCGGAAATAATTTTCTCATATACTTCACTTTCTGATCTGGATTCAATGGGTTTTTAGTTGAATCAGCAGTTCTTGAAGGATAGATTCTAAATTCAGAACCAGCTGCAATTTCAAATGCCTGGTCGAGTAATCTCTTATGGGCAATGGTAGGAGGATTAAATCTACCGAATACAACAGTCAGAACATTTGGCTGGTCCTGCTTTTCCGGTTTTGGCTGATCCTTGGTCTTCTGCGGTAGAGGGCGCTCTACTGGGGGAGCTGGCTTGGTCTGAGGTGGTGTTTCATTCTTCTGGGATTTCGGTTGCTGAGCCGGTTCCTCTGGCGTTGGTGACTTTTTACGAACCATCTCCAGGTCACCACGAACCGTTCGGGCAATAATGTTGCCACTGCGATCCAACCAGTTACCATTAGAATCAGAAGACAGCCCGAGTCGATATGCCTTCTCTGCTGCCCGAGACCCTCGATATTCTAGTATAAATTGTTTATACGTTTTCATATTATAACTTTTTTAGTATTTATTGGTAAATCTACGAGTTGTGGAGCCACCCTGAGATCGTTGAACATCACCTCTAGTATAAGTGCGTTGCTGTCTTGTATCAGAAGGCTCAGTTGGATTTACGTAATCTGGGTTGGTTCCTGGAGTTCTGGCTGTCCTAATTACATCCTTTGGTTTACTTGCTCCGCCACCAACCCATGTACTGGGGCCTCTAGTAACTGATGCTGGGGTTCTGGGCGTTGGTGAGGCATCACGCCCAAGAATATCGGCCAGGGCTTTCTCGCCGGCACTTTTTATTGCCTGTTCACGAGAAGAAGTCTGCATTGTTTCCCTTCGTTGTCTCAGTTCTTGCTTTCGCTGTTGCCTTAACTCTGGCACTCTTTCAGTTGCTGATACTCTAGATTGCGATGTTAATTCAGAATGCTTTTGTCTCAATGACTGCAATCTAGAATCATTTGGATTTCTCTGTTCTATATCTTGAATCTGCCTTCGTAATTGGGCAAGTTGAGCAGAACTCTCTAGAACATAATCATAAAATTCATTACTGGCACAATTTAGAATCTTCTGAGCGGCTCGTTCATCAGATGCATAATTATTTTCTACTAGGAAAAATGTTAATTCGCTATACATGTCCACTAACTACTGATAATAATATTTATGACTAGCCGATATTTATACAATAAAAAAGGGGAGTAAATCCCCTACAATTTCTATTTATAGATCCCCTGGTTGCCGATTCTCGGACCTATAAACGCTGAATGTTCCTTCTGGATATCGTTTTGAAAGTTTTTCATAATTAATTTTCATAATATCTTCAAAAGAAACATCCATGGCAATGCAAAATTGAGCAATGTAGAATAAAACATCAGAAATCTCAATAAGCAGGTGACCTTTGGCGTTTTCATCAAATTGTTTACCTTGAAGGAGGCACTTTTTAACAATCTCAACTGCCTCACCAAGTTCAGACGATGCACCAAGAGCAAAGGTCAGGAGATGCGTCAGTTTAACACCTTCACCATCCAATTCCCTCATTCTATCAATTAGAGCGTTAATATCTGTGCTCGCTGGACTGGTTACACTTTTTACAAATTCAATATATTTTTCTTGATCAATATTTTTCTCGTTAGACATTTGATTCTCCATTAGATAAACTGTTTAAATTTCGATTTGAGGTTGTCGGATGCATCCTCTGATCCATTATACTCGGTTTCCTTGGCTCCGTCAAGAATGTTTTCCTGAGCCGTTTGTTCTACATCATAAAATCGCATTTTCGGTCGATCAATACCAACAACAAACTTCTTATACTTATTCACATCACCATAACGATTCTTCAATTGTTTGAACATAATCTGCCCCATTTGTTCCATTTCCTCGGTACTGATCATGGCAACCATTAGGTCCGCCGTATATACAATACCAACAGAATCACTTGTATTCGTGAGATCTGGATCTGTATTATATCCACCACTACGATTAAACTGAACAGCAGAAACTACAGGAACATTATACTCAACTGCCAGCCCCCTTATTTCCTCGGCAATGGATTTCACATAAGAATAAGAGTTTGGATTGCTATTAATCTTGACTCGACTAGATGCGCATATATTCAAGTAATCAATCATAATAATATCAGGCTTAAATGACTTCTTTAGGGCCAGGTCATTTAGAAGAGACCTAAAATGACCAGAATGAGCAGACGAAGTTGGATATTCCTTAATGACAAGTGTACCCTGAGTCTTCTGGGAGATGGAACGAATTTTAGTATCAAAAGTAGATTTAGGGAGGTTCCCGATCTCATTAATATCAACGTTCATAAGATTGGCATCGATCCTTCGGGCAATCTCTTCTTCTGACATCTCAAGAGTAATGTAAAGAACATTTTTGTTTTCTGTCAGAAGTGTTGCAGCATAATGACAAAGAAATATACTCTTACCAACTCCAGAAAAGGCAATCAGGATGGATAATGTTTTAGGACTAATTCCACCATTCGTAATCTTATCAAGATATTCAAGATGAAAAGGAAGTTTGAGTTCTTTTCTATGGTAGAACTCATAACGTTCTGCTGCATCCATAACGTAATCATGGCCAACATGAGTATCAAAGCTGACGGCAAGAGCATCAGAGAGAATAGACGGAATTGCATCCGGTCCATTTTCTTTATTCTTGCCATCGGCAATTTCAATTGACTTCATAAGAGCCAGAAGAACGGCTCGATCCTTGCACCATTTCTCGGTTGTATTAACGAGCCAGTTAAGTTCAACCGGATCCGAAGTCAAGGAATTCAGCTTTGATTGAATGTCCTGATATGAAGTTTCATTTAGATCTGTTCGTTTTTCAATTTCAATGGAAAGAGATTCCTTTGTCGGCAGATGATTATATTCATCAACAAAGGAATATATCTCTTGGAAAATCACTCTTTCTGCGAAATCTTTGAAGTATTCTTGCCTAATGAAAGGAATAACCTTTCGCATGTATTCCTCATTATATATCAAATTCCTTAGAACTAGAAATTCATTCTTCTCCATCCAGATCCTCGTCTTCTGTTTCTTCTGGTTCGTCAATCACAAGAGTAGACCCATAGCAGAATTTCTGTTTGGCATACTCATCAAGTTTCTCTATAATTTCTTGAGTAAAGAAAGTCTCTGGGCGATCAACAATATCTGCCTTGGAATACCGTTTACCATCGCAAGAATAAGTTCTCATGTTTTCTCTCTTAATAAAACCACATTCAACTGCAAGTTCAAAGAGGCCATAATAACGATCGAGTCCACGATCATCATAAAATAAACGAACATGCACCTCTCTATTTTCCTTACTCAGTCGAGACTTCACGGTTCGGAATTTCAATAGAACACCAACAACATCGGACCCATCTTTTTCTTTTGTTTTTGAGATATAGATGATACTCGATGCGGCATATTTCAGGCCCGAATTGTGAGTAACAACTCCATTTGAAAGAGTATAGTTTTCATACTCATCTACAGAAATATCAAAAACATCTGCATTCTCTTTCTTAGTGATTGATTTGATTTTTAGTCTACCAATTTTTAATTCTTTATAATTTGTCTCTAGTACAACCCCTACCTTTAGATCTTTTGCATGTACCCAAACAGCGTCAACATAAAATTCAGTTTCAGATGGATACTTATGTTTTATGTCACTAGACAATAGATTTGGGCCAATAGTAATAAAATAATCAACAAATTGACTTTTGTCAGAAACCCTATTACTCATGTGATCTCTAAAATATTCTACTCCATCATTTGCATTGCCAGTATCAGAAAACAAGGCCATAACGAAGAATTTATGCTCTGGCGTACACTGAACCTTAGTTCCATCTTCAAACTCAATTTCAAGAATTTCTTTGTTCTTAAAATGATGTGTCTGTAGAACTTGTCTCCATTCACCTTCCTTTGTTAGAACAAAATCATCAGTAGTAACGGACTCAATAGCCTTATTACCTTCCTTAGTGATAATCTGAGTCCCCGCAACAAGACAACCAGAACTCATTTCATCAGAAGAATACATACTCATTGTCTTATAAAGATGATTATTGACAATCATCGGAACTCCAACTTCACCCAACTTTGATGTTAGCATTCGGAATGCGCCTTTTGTAAGCTGGGCCTTTGACATATCACGAGTATCTTTACCATCAAGAGCAGTTCCAATCTCATGATTGGTCGAGAGCATACCCAAAGAATCAAGAACCAAAATTAAAGGTTTGCGTTCTTGTTCTGGCTTCTTAGAATAAATATCAACAATTTGAAGTGCCTTAGAACGAAATTCCTCAATTGTAACAACATTAACAACAACAATTCGTTTAGTATCAATGCCCTTACTCTCAAGTAATGTCTTTGTGATTGCAGACTCAGTATCAAAGTAAACGCACATTCCTTCTGGATTATCTTTCAGGAAATTGCTTACTACAGAAAGGGCAATGAACGTTTTACCACAAGATTCTGGGGCGGCTAGGGCAGTGATTTTATTCTTGGCAATACCACCCATCAATGACCCAGATAAAAGGGCATTCAGAATATAACTCCCAGTATCAATAAACTCTTCAGATTCTTTAATATTTGATGCCAGAGTTGCATATTCTTTACCGGCAGTTTTGATAACTTCTTTTAGAAAATCCATATTACTTTAAAAACGATGAAATTTTGATTCTTTTTTCCGTATCCCAACCAATCACATCCAGAATAGATTTTAGAGGAGACAGAAAGGTTTTCTGATATTGTGTTTCATAATCAACATACTTATGTAGACCAAATTCTGGAGGAAGAGTCTGAATGAACCCAATCACATCCTCATGAATAATGTTTGGCTCCTTAAGATATACAAACTTAATCTTTTCCCCATTCTTAATTGTCGAATATTTCCGATCTAGTTTATGTTTGTTTACATAATGATTGTATAAAATAGCCGACCTGACTTGAATGGGACATCCCTTGGAATAAAGAGTTTTTGGATTGGAATACTTATTGATCTCATTTACAGATTTGGGGAATGCCACTTCTTCTGGAGATAGTTTAAAAAACTCCGCCTTTGTTTTCTTAATGAAGCTAATCATATCAGATTCAGAGGCAGACATGATCAATCCAATGGCTTCCTTTAATTTAGTTCGACAGTAACCAGGAGTCGATGATCTAATTGCCTCAACTCCGGTCATTGTTATATCTGGTTCGTGATACCGAATACCCTCATTATCCCAGACATTTGCAATGTACTTCTTTCGAGCAAGAAAAACAACTTTATCACATATTTTCTCCCGCTTCATGTGAAGCTTATTTTGTGGCGCAGATAGAATAGTTGATAACTCAGTATAAGAATCATCTAGATATTTCTGAATGCTCGTAGAAAAGAGCTTATCTAGAAAATCAACAACTTCTAACTTCGTGGGAGTTTTATTTTCAAAACACCTATCAACAACCGGCTTCATATTTAGAAAACAGCTGTCAGTATCCATATAGATCACATAATCAACATTTTCTGTTTTCAGAATACGATTAAAATAGTCATTGAATTTCTTCTCGATCCAACGAATTGCAAGTTGGCCAGTAAAGGTCACGGCCTCGGCATTTCTAATATCATAAAATCTAAAATGCTGATTACCAGTGGCACCATAACAAGAATTCAGACACACTTTTACAGATTGTTCTTTAATACTATAGGTAGAAATCAGTCTCTTCAGGGATTCATCTTGAGTGGATTCGTATTGCTTCTTGTACTCCTGCATCTTATCTTTATATTGCTTTCTCTTATTGAACATGATCAGCAATATTTCTGCCAGGAACCCAACATGATCCTTAGTATAAATTGACCCATTTGGAGTCATTGTAACATTTAGTTCATTCAGGCATTCAGTATCGATACTCTGTTGATTAAGAACCCTATCAATCGTAATTGATGATGTCATTTTCTGTAATCGTTTGACCAGATTTAATTGATGCTGAATTTCTGATGAACTCAGTACATCCACATTCTTCCACTTAATTCTGGAAACAGAACTGAACTTGGAATCAATATCACCATTCAAATAATTCGTGAGATACTTGATTCGGTCATTGATTTCCTGGGCATCAACAAGATTATCAGGCG